TCAATAGCGTTGCGTGCGATGAGCATGTTCCCAATCTCGGGGATGAGGGGTTGTACCTCAGAGATGAGGAAAGCAAACAGCTCGCGGTTGCGGTTGAACTCGTGCCCTCTACCAATGGCGGCGAGGCCCGTTACTACTATGGGCTTGACTGCATCCTTTGGTTCGATGGGCTGGAGGGTACCGTCCTCAATGAGTCTGTCCTCAGTACGGACAGCCAGCGGGAGCTGTAGCTCCTGACTCAATACTGAGTAGATCCCACCCAGCGCGTCCTCTAGTTCCTCGGCCATGCGTCTGATCTCTTCCGCGGTGACCCGTTCGGCCTCACGCTGGAAGGATGAGTTGAGGAGGAAGGCACCAGCCAGATCGTTCTGGAGCTGCTGCGCTGTGGCCTGTGCGACACTCATGTCAGCATGCTTGTTCTGCTGGAGCATCACCACGTCGTCGGGCCGGCCAAAGATGGGCTCACCATTTGCTGCTTCCATGAGCTTCTTCGGGGTGATGACGGAGCCGGGGTTGATGATAGGGGTGAGCTTCGCAGCGTTCAGCGAGGCGATAACGATAGCCTTGCGGAGCTGCTCAAGGGAGCTGAGGTCGCCGCGGTACTCCTCGACATAGCCACGTCCGTAGTCTTCGCCGTCAATGGTGACGAAGCGGAGAGCGAGGAAGGGCATCTTGTCCTTCTGAACCGAGGTCTTGCTACCGAGGTCAACTAGGTGACCATCCACCTCCTGTGTGATGACAAACTTCTTACCAACTAGGACTAGGCGAGTGTAGACAGCAACGGCTGGGTTTTTCTTCGGGTCTTCGATGACCAGCACGTCATCTAGGTGCTCGTGTCCTGCGTCAATGAGGGTTTGTCGGATGTTGTCAGGAAGGGTGGCCTTGTCGAGGAGTTCGAGGTAGATCAGCTCGACCAGATTGCCGGTGAAGTCACGGCGAACCACGTAGTTGTTGAGGGGAAAGACTCGCATTCCTCCATCGGGCGGAAGATAAACGAGGGCGTTGCCTGTCACGATCAGGAGTCGGAGGACCTGATCGGCCTTGGTACGGACGTTGTTCTGCTCGATGTCGTCCATGATAATCTTTTCACGAGAGGCCAGCTTCGCTTCAATTTCGGTGCGCTTCTCTTCAAGTCCATCCTTCTCCAGCTCTTGCTTGTAAGTAGGGTGGAGTTCGTAGCGCATGAAGGAGCCGGTAGGTGGAAACAGGGTAAGCCCCAGCTTGGACGCTAGGTTACGCACACCTTTTGCGCCAACCGATTGCCACGGCTTGACAGTCAACTCCGGGGAGTTCTGCACAACGATGGTGGAAGCGTCTTGGTCAGACACCTGAATGGAGGGGATGGTCAACTTCGCTGACTCTTTCCCCTCGGTGAGGTACCAACCCCGGTCTGTGGACATCCGCTCGTAAGCAGCCTTGACTGTGCCTTCGCTAGACATTTGCTACTCCTTTAGACGGTTGCCTTTGTGGTTCCGAGGCCTGTCCCCGTGGGGGTGCCTCCGGCAACGGTGAGTCCGGGGGTGACGAGTGCGCTGCGACCCTTCTGTAGCTTCTTGCGTCCCAGCTTCGCGCCTTTGGCCGCGGCTTTCTTGTCGCTGAGGATCAGCTCTGCGGGGGCCTCCGGAGGCGGCGGATCGTTACGAGGCGGTGCAGGTTTGGGGGCTCCTCCACACATATCTGTATCTCCTTCTAAGGGGGTTACTCTTCTGGTGGTCCGTGAATGCGCTAGCGCACGGAGCGCACGTTAGAGCGCACGCATAAATGGACGCTAACGGCTGGAAAAACGGAGGTCAACATGGTGGTGAGGGGGTGGGAAAGATCGTGCAGCAGGCGGCAATTGTAGGGGTCGCCATCTGGCGCTAGACAAAAAACCCCGGTCACCACAAGGGGAGGAATGGTGACCGGGGCGGAGGAGCTGTGCGCTCTACTCCCAGATAGCGTCAGCTATCCGATTCTTCTTGAGGATCATCTTCTCTGCTGGGAGCCACAGCTCGCTCTCCTTGGGGAGCTGGTTCTTCCAGTAGCTCTCGGGCAGGGCGGTGTGCTCTGCCATGCACTTCGCCCAGCGGTTCCAGCACATGCGGGTAGCAGCGATCTGGACCTCGGCCACGTTGAGGGGCTCGTCCTCAGCGTACCCGCCTTGAACTTGGTGCGCCATGAAGAGACAGTTGCGGGACACGAGGCGGTAGTCTCCACCCACCAACAGCAAGCCGGCAGCAGAGCACACCTCCCCAATCCCGACGGTTGTGATCTCGTTCACACAAGCCTGCATCGCGTCATAGATGGCGAACATATCGTTGACCGATCCGCCTTGACTGTTGATGAGCATGGTGATCGGGTCCTCGCTACGGGTCAGAAAGTTCAGACCCATGACGATACTCTCGGCCATGTTCTCGTCGATCCCATCAAAGATGTAGAGTGTGCGGGCGTCGATGTCGAGGCCGCGGTCATACATGAGGTTGAGCTTGAGAATGGACATCTCTTCAGGTGACATTCCGTTCCCGTTACCGTTAGTCGTCACGAGGGTCATCTCCTCCCGCCATGCGTGCGTACCACGCGGCCTTTGCGAAGTCCGTCTTCTTGTTCTCCTTGTACTCTGCTCGCCAGAGGTACTTCAGAGCGTTGCCGTGGCAGTAGCCGATGAAGCCTTCCTCTCCTACCGCGAGCTTGATGGCGTCGATACATTCGAGGCCAAACTGGTTGTAGTGAGTGGGTGAGTTGACAAGATCTTCCTCGTCGGCCACGCCCATCGTGGTGCGGGCACCAGCCCACTCCTTCAGCTCTTCCTGTTGAGCAGCGTCGAGGATGCTTCGCCCGTAGACTTCACCGTCACCGTGGCACTCCGGCGTTCCGCACTCAGCTACGATCGTTTGGTACTCATTGATCGCAGCCTTCAGATCTTCGGCGGACCTCTGCTCTCGCATCTCGTCCCGCTGCGCCAAGATCTCGCGGTCGATCTTCTCGGTGTTGAGCCGCGCCCACTCGGTAGCGTAGGTGTGGACAGGGTTGACCGGATCTTTCGCCTCGAAATACTCACGCACGGAGCGGTCCTGTGCTTCTGCTTCGAGCGGGTAGTCGGTGAGCACCACCGCACCGTTTGTGTCCAGTGTGTTCAGCTCTTCAGGTGACAAGACTACCGCCTCTTCGTCTGCAACCAGAGCCTTGATCCCTTCCTGACAGAGAAGGTCCACCACCTCTGGAGTCAGCTCGACGGTTTCCATCTCGGGTGCGTCGGGCCAGATACCAACGGCGTCCTCATCATGGAGCGTGACCTCATTCAGCTTCTTGTTCACCGCCCACGAATCACCACACCCAAAGGGAGGGGTGGACTCACCACCACACGGTCCGTGACTGAGCTTGAGTTCAGCCTTCACGGGGGTGGGCTTCATCCCAATGGGGAAACAGATCTTGCTGGCGTTGTCCTGTCTGACCCGCTCACTGATCTCGTTGATCTCCGATGCCGTCATGCGACGGTGGTATGAGGGAGACAGGGCCTCTTCTTTTGCGGTGGCGTTGTCGGCCTGCGCCTTCGCCAGTGCTTCCATCCGCTTTGCTGCTAGCTTGACTTCTTCTACGTCCATTACTTGTCTCCTCTTGGGCTCCACAGGATCGGGAGCTTGGTGGTGAAGTCGTAGTCAGAGGCACGAAGGATGCGAGCGACACGAGCTTGGACCAGTGCGTCCTCTTCTGTGAGACTCTTCTTCTCGTAGGCCGCGACGACTACCTCCCACGCATGACTCTTGTCAAGGTAGGAGTCCACGCCTGTCTTGGCCGGCGGGAGGATCAAGCAGTCAGCGAGCAACCTGTCAGCCTTGACGGGTCCGATGCCGGGGCATCCGGGGTAGCCGTCAGTGCTGTCACCCATGAGTACCTGCATGAAGAACATGAAGTCAGCGTCCACCTCTGCGATCTGGAGCACGCCATCTTCGGGGTGGTTCCAGTTGTAGAGCTGACACGGAAATGATTTCATGTCCTTGTCAATGGAGCACACTACCTTGTCGCCCATGAAGCCAGCCACCTCACCAGTAGCGAGGATGCCGAGGCAATCGTCAGCCTCTAGGCCGGGGCGAAACATGGTAGCGTAGTTCTCTTCCACATACTTGCGACCGTAGTAGTACGTCACCGGCTTGCGGTTGTTCTTACGGTTGTGCTTGTACAGGGGGTAGACATCCTTGCGGAAGTTCTTGTCGGAATCACTGAACACCATGAGCACACGGTCTGCACCAGTGGCGGTCTTGATGTCATCGACCATGTTGTCGATACCAGCACGAGTCTCGAACTTACTCCCGCTGATCGTGACGACATCTTCCTCGTCACCCCAGTCAGTAGTGGTCTGCGCCCCGAAGGATGCTTGGTATACCACGATGTCAGCGTCAATCAATGCAATCATCTCTCACTCCTCTCTCTGTTGAACTTCTCCATCTCTCGTGTGCTCATACGGTGGGGGTTGGCCCTCAGCCGACGTTCCTGAACCGTCCAGTACAAGCAGCACGAAGCGGCGAGCACAAACGGAAGCCCAAACACGGAGAGGAAAACAAGCTCAAAGAAATACGTGTCCATCCACTCAACCATTTCTCTCTCCTTTAGTACGTGAGTGCGACGATCGCGCCGCAAGCACCAACGACCACACCCGCGATGTAAACTGCAACCAAAATTCCAAAGTCCATAATCTCTCCTACTTGAACGTTTCTGTGATGACCTCCAGCCCAGCCGTCAGCGACGTGACTCGGTGGGTCACCATAACCTTGATCCACGGGTGCTCGCGCAGGTACGGCGAACACTTGGGTCCGATGATACCGATGATGGGGACGCCATGATCGTAGCACCACATCATCTCGCAGAGTGTGGCCGTGGGCTGGCGTCCGTCTTCAGTCTGTCGGAAGTGCATGAGGCACACGCCTGCCGACTGCTCGACGCGGCGCAAGTCATTCAAGTCTCGCGCCACGATCAGCTCAGCAGGTACGTTGGGAACGAGGTGCTTCCCGACAACCTTACACTTCTCACCTCGGAGTGGGTCGAGCGGATAGAAGCCCGCGGCGATCAGCTCCTCGGTGGCCCTCGCCCGCCATGTATCTTCAAGCTCCACGGCACCGGCGAGGTACACCATTCGGATTGTTTCTAGCATAGATTCTCCTTAGTGTGTCTCTGCCCAAGAGTCACCCACCTTGTACTTCGCACCAAGGTTCAACCGAAGGCCGAGCTTTTGGCCGGCTTCAGTTATGCACTCAGACAGGGCTTGCCCAACGGAGTCAGCCAAGGTCGGATGACATACCCATTGGAACTCATCATGCACCCACAGTGCGGGATGAGCTGTGCCTGCTTTGATCTCGTCGTTCAGCCTCTCGTATGCAATCAGGTAGGCTGTCTTCATCACCACTGCTTCGTTGCCTTGCAGTAGAGTGAGCAGTGCCAGTCGCTCTTGTGTCACAGGGATGCGCCGGCCATCCAAGGCCACGATGTAACCACGGAGCGCAGACTTACTGCACGCCTTCGCCATGTCCTCAAAGCCTTTCATGTTGTTCAGCATCCTAGCGTTGACAGCCACACCCAGCGCCGCGGCCTGTCTAAGACCGGGGACGGGTTCATCTGTCAGCCCTGCGTCAAAGGCCATGCGCCAATCGAGCAACACAATCTGACCCTGCTTGTACGACTGTGCTCCGAACCACGTAGCGTAGGTCAGAGTCTTCTGGTTCTCTCGGTAGTAGAGGCCACTCGCCTTCCGCATGTACTCGTGCGGGTCAGCGTCTTCACCTTCTACCAGCTCAGCCAGTAGCCCACCGTCATACTTGGAAACGTAGTGAGCATAGATGGCAAGCTGAAGACTGGATGCGTCACACCCAACCAACTTGTAGTTCAGCGGAGTGCTCCCGCCACCAGCAACGAACAGTGCCCGACACTCTTTCCCGTATGCCTTGTCCACCTTAGGGACGTTGGCAAGGTTGGGCTGGGAGTGCGAGGCTCGGTGCGTGACTGCGCCGCACGCTTGGACACGGCCATGAATACGACCATCACGTACCAGCTTGAGCCAAGCAGTGTCACCCGTACTGATATACGAGAGGGCCGACTTGACTATCTGGTAGTCAGCGCACTGCTTCGCCTCGGGCCACGGGAGATCGCGGAGGATCTCATCGGTTACCTGCGCTTGACCACCCGGTGTGAACGCCTGCGGCTCCCACTCGTACCGCTCTATCAGTCTCGCGGCTACGTGTTGGGTGCTGCCGGGGTTGAACTCCTGCGTCTTCATCTTCTGGTGCCACTCCCCCTTGATGCGGGGAGGGAACCAACCGTCTTCACCTTCCTTGTACTTGCGGCAGGTCATGTTTTTCTTCCACTGCTTCGGCCTGCCCTCGGGTACTTGGATCGGGGGAAACACGGCTTGAAGTTCACGAGTCAGGTCGGCTCGCTTCTGCGTCAAGTCAGCCATGAGTTCGATCGCTGTATCTTCATCGAAACCGATACCGAACTTCGACTGACGTGTAAGGATGTAGGTCATCATCGACTCGGTGTAGTAGACAGCGACGGGCCAAGGCTTTGCGAGGAAGTGCTTTAGCAGGATGGCATTGGCGCGCACGTCCTGATCGCAGTAGTCCATCATCTCTTGGCTGAAGCTCTCCCAACCACCATCGTAGTCAGCCTTGCCAGCGTCACCCAGCTTGAGCCTGTGGCACCATGCCTTCAGGCTGTGCCGGCCAATGAACTCGGTGGGCATCACGTGTGTGTTACCAACACCCTTCATGCTCTTGATGTCAAGCACGCGGAGGATCGAGGTCTTACGTGAGCCGGGGTAGAGAACCTGCGATACCGAGAGGGTGTCGATGTACTGCTGAACACCACCCTCGTATCCGTGCAGCTTCTCTAACACAGGGACATCAAAGCCACAGATGTTGTGGCCGATGAGAACGTCAGCACTCTTCAGCTCGTCAATCAGCTCGGGAATCTGGGTCGGTCCGTAGGATGTTTGGACGCCTGACTTCATATTCAGGACGGAGCCGCAGTGAATCACGGAGACATCGGAGAGCAAGCCGTCTGTCTCTAAATCGAAGAGGAGTTCCTTCCTCTCTTTGGATTTCACAATCGCTGTCATGGTAGCTCCAATCGTGTGAAGGGTAGTGAAGCAGGCTGACTTCTCTTCCGTAGCTTGTGTCATCGCCGCCGTAGTCCATCGCTGTCGTTGCCACGAAGTACCAGAATGCTGTGCTCAATGCTCCGTAGATCACGAAGGCAACGAGCGCGCCTGCTCCGAAGAACAGGCCTTGTGCAAACGCTCGGATACATAGCATCATAGGTACTGACCGCCCTTCGGCTTGTCGCCCAGCGCTGCCAGCTTGTCATCACCAAGCATGTCGTTGGCTCTCTGAATGGTCAGCTCTAGTTCCAAGCACTGACTCGCACACAGGAGAAC